CAAAATTCACCGCGCCCACTTCTGGCCCCTCGCCTTCGTTCGCCGCGCCGGGCGCCAGGGCCGCCACGTCCGCATCGGAGAGGATCGAGCCGCCACCGGCGACCTGCACCACCGACTTCAAGGGTTTGAGGGCCGCGCCGCCCAACGGGGCGAAGGTCGCCGCTGCGCCGGAGGCCGGACGGGCGCAGTCGCCATACATCAGCGAGCCATCTTTGGCGATCTTCGACAGTGCCGGCCAGCCCTCATAGGCGGTCGACAGGCTCTGCCCGTACATCAGGAAATGGTTGTATTTCGCCACCGCTCGCTGCACTTCACTGTTGAAGTCGCCGCGCACGGCCGCCGACGCCGCCAGGTTGGCCGCATTGCGCTGTCCAATCTGCAGGCGCTCCAGTTGATCCACACCGCCGCTACCCTCACCGGAAAAGGCCGGCGAGCGCAGCACGCCATCGACCATTTCCATCGAGACAAAGCCGACCTCGTCCATCATCTGAAAGTCAGCGCTGTCGGTGGTTTCGATGCGGGCCTTCTGGTTCTCTATTGCGTCGGCCCCCATGTAGGCCTCGGCCGAACCGAAGCCACCGTCGGCGTCTTGCATAAAGGTGCCAAAGCCCGCCGGATCGGCCACGAAGAACCGGGCCCCGGCGGCCGCGTCCAATTGGTTCACCGTTGCATGCAGCTCCGCCATCGACGCCGCACTGGCGTCATCGACGACATGCACCGAGGTGTCAGCGTTGATCCGCTGGTACAGCGAACGGCTGATCAGCGGGTTGCTGCTCTTGACGTAAAAGTAGGCCAGGTCCGCCACCGCCAGGCGCCCCGCCGCTTCGCTGGGGTGAATCTTTCCATCCGTCATCTGCGCGCTGAGTTCCACCACCGCATCCGGGATGGCCTCGCTGTACAAGCGCGCCTGCTTGGCCAGGGTCGGCACCGGACCGGACTCGGTCAGCACATCGGTGTGCGCATCCCCGTTCATCAATTCGTGCTGCATCAACGACGCGGCCTCAGAACGCTGCGCCGCTTCCGACAACGTCCCGGCGTAGCTCTCCAGCGCTGCAATATCGGTCATGTTTTCTTTGCTCCAGACAACAAAAAACCCGCCGAAGCGGGTCAGGGGAAATCATAAAAGGGCGATGGCCGCCGCCGGTCAGTCCGTGACGGGCGCAATCTCTTCAAACGGCACCGCCGGGGCCACCGGCCACTCGATGCTGCCCGGATAGCCGGGTTGCGTTTCGATCCGCGACAGGTACACCCGGTAGCTGCGCCAGGCGTCCAGTTCGGCCTGCTTGAGCGGCAGCGAGGCCGCCTCCTGGTCAGTAGCCAGGCCCAGGCGCACGGCATCCTGCAAGGTCTCCAGCGCGGGCTGTAGCGTGCTGATGGTCGAAGTCGCCAGGGCGCTAAGACGCGCGCGGGTCAGCAGCGCGGCCTGTGCCAGCGCGGGGGTCTCCGGCTCCAGGATCGGCCCGAACTCCAGCGCCACGGCACGCGCAAACAGCTCGCGGCCATACGCTTCGCTATCCTCGGGCGAGGCGGTGAACGGAATGGCGCCCAGGGTGGCGGCGTGTTCTTCGAACACCACCAGCAGGGTGATGGCGGTGCGCTCGAAGTTCCAGCTGGGCTCGCTGGCAGATTCCACAGTCAGCATTTAAGAGATCCTTAAGAAAAGGGTGGTACCTTGGTCGTTCGGATTCGCCGTAGCGACGCCCATGCACCGCCAGGTGCCCGACGCCGCGCCGCCGCTTTGCACGACGTCTTCGGTGTTGGCATACGTCAGACTGCCGCCGGCGACGACCTGCCCAGGACTGAGCGCCCCGCCGCTGCGGTTGGTCATCAGCGCATAGGTGCCGACCCCACCGACCGCGGCCGAGGCTTGAGCAATGATGGCTTTTGGCGTGGCATTGGCATCGTTCCAAAGACCCGCCAGCGCCGCATCGATGGTCGCCTTGGTGTAGGCATCACCGATGCCGTAGGCCGCCAGGGTGCTGCCCCAATTGGCTTTGCCAGCCAGCAAGCCGTCGGTAGTCGTTTTGGTGTAGGCATCGCCGATGCCATAGCCCGCCAGCGAAATCGCGTTGTTGGCTTTGCTGGACAGCAAAAAATCGACATCGACATTTCGATAGGCGTCCCCAATACCGTAGCCCGCCAAGGTCGTCGCTTTGTTGGCCTTGGTCGCCAGCGCCGCATCGATCACCGTCTTGGTATAAGCATCGCCAATGCCGTAGGCCGACAGGGTAATGCCCCAATTAACTTTGCCGGACAGCAGGAAATCGGTCTGGTTTTTGGTGTAGGCATCGAGGATGCCGTATCCGGCCAGGGTCGTGGCCTTCACCGCCAAGTTGGAGATCATTTCCCGGGCGGCCTTTAACAACTGCTCGTCGTCCTCGACGTCCAGCGCCGGCAGGTACGCCAGAATGAAGTTGACCAGCTCTGCCTGAACCATGTTCAACCATTCGGCACTCAACGGCGTCGGGGGCACCCCGAGCGTCAGCGAGCCATAACGAAAGCCCCCGGCCGGCGTGACCAGGTCAGACCAGGCTGAAATTCTCTGCATGTTTAAAGATCCTCGATTCCTGCGATGGCGGCCGGAAGGGTGTAATGAAGGGCAGTGAACAACTGATCGACCTTGAGCACGATGTCGTCGACCTGCGCCCGGCCATAAGCCAGCACCACATCGGTGTATTGCGGGGCATCACGCTGCAGGCGGCAATCCAACGCGGCCGCCGCCGGGGTGCCGTAAACCTCCAGCGGCGCCGCCGCGATCCAGCCCCAGGGCCAGCCATCGCCATAGAGAAAATCGCCGGCATTGGTGGGCCCGACCCGGGCCGGCCGGAATTCTTCAATGGTGGTCGTGATCCCGACCTGCCGGGCCAGCTTGAGGTAGTAGCTCAGCTGCGGGGCCCCGGTCGCGGTCAGCTTGTCGACCACCGCCTGCCGGCGCTCTTCCAGGCTTTGCGAGCCGGGCACGGTGCAGACATCGGGCAAGCCGAGGTAGCCCTCCCAGTCCGGCAACAGCGCAGTGGCCGTGGCCGGATTCAACTCCAGCAACAAGGCCTCGCCACCGGCCTCGATCCGCGCCAGCTCCGGGGCCAACGCGGCCACCAGTTGCGCCCAATCCGGCTCCAGCTCCAGATCGAAGGCCGGGCCCGGCGGCAGCATCTGCCGCAGCTTGTCGACGTAGTCCGCCTCGGTCATAGCCATGTCATCACCCCCGGCACCGCCACCTCATTCGCCGCCATCACCACATCACCCGCCGGCACACTCAACACATGGTCGGTTTCCCCAGGGGTGTTGCTGATCGCCGCCCGCACATGGGTGATTTTCAGGGTCTGATTCGACCCGCCTTCGTCAACGGTCAACCCGCGCAGCGCCTGCGTCACCGCCGCGCGCAGGGCGGTGCTGTCCGGTACCAGGCGGATGCTGAAATTGATCGGCCGCGCGACCGGGGCAATGGCATACACCTCGGCGGTCACCGGGCGTTTTTTGTCCAGGTAGGCCTGAACCTCGGCGACCTGCGCCGGCGTCGGGATAAGGTCGAGATCGCCATCGCGGACAAAGACCAGGCCAAACGTGCCCGGCCCCATCCAGCGCGGCAGAGCCCAGGCGCGAGTAACGCCAGGAACCTCCTTGGCCCATTCGATATAGTCGTCGCCGTTGCCGACCTTGCTGGGGTTTTTGAACGCGGCTTGCACCCGCACGCGCAAGGCTTCCACGCTTTCTAGTTCGGCGCCGCCGACCAGGCCATCGGCGCCGATCACCGCACTGGAGTTGACCCCCAGCACCGGCGTCACCCCGGTCAAGGTACCGGCGGCGACATTGCCCAGGGCGCCGACGTCCTCGGCCTCCAGTGCCAGGCTGGCCACCCCGTCCATCAGGGTGACCGCGGCGGTGACCCGGTAGCGCCGGCCGTCCGGCAATTGATAGAGCTGGTCGGCGTCGACCAGGGCGCCGCTGGAGCCGGTCACCGTGGCCAAGCCCCTGGCCGCCACGGCCGGGGTGCGCCCGTCCTCCAGGCGCCAATCTGCCCAGCGCAACAGCATCTCCTCATCACAGGTCGCCGGGTTGGACTGGCGCGCAATGTAGCCTTGATAGCCGTATAGCTCGAAGGCGGTACCGCTCAGCGCACGGGCCGCCACCTTGGCATCGGCGCGGCGCAGGGCATCCGGGGCATTGCGTTCGAAATCGGCCTCGGTGCGCTGGGTCAGCGCCGGCAGCGTTGGAATCTCATACGGCATTGATCAGCCCCCAGGTGTTCTCAAAGTCCAGCTCCAGGGTGTCGCCGCTCTGTTCGGTCAGCGTCACCCGCAAGTTCATCCGGTCGGTGCCGCGGCGTTCGGGCGTAACGCCCACGGCCGTGACAATGCCGTCATCAAGCAGCCAGGCCAGCGCCTCTTCGGCGTAAGCCTGGGCATCCTGCAGCGTCTGCGCGACCAGCGTGCGGCGCGCCAACAACCACAGGCGCGAGCCGATCTGGTCGCCGACCACCGAGGGCAGGCAGTCGCCCCACCACCCCTTGCGGTCGCTGTCGTCGACCGCGTCATCCGGGCCGGCACGGCGCCAGGTGAACAGGCTGATGGTCACGGCGCGGCGCAACAGATCCTCACGACTCATGCGCCACCCCCCAGCGGCGGCCCGCTTTGATCGGTGCCCCGTTGCACACCGCCGTGTGAGTGCTCGATCTGGCTGACGCCGGCGGCGACCTGATCGCCCTGCGACTCGATGCGGCCCGTCGTTTTGATCAGCGGCGTATCGAATTCCACTGCCGTGTGCGCCTTGACCTTGAGTGTCATGGTCTCCACCTCGATCACACGGTCACGCTTGAAATGAATGAAATCGCCTTCGTCGGTGTACAGGGACACCTCGCCCGGCTTCAGCCCCTGCAGGCGAAAGCGCCGGTCCGCCACCACGATCACCACGCCGTGGCTTCGGTCGCCCCCGATGAACGCCGCCAGAGCCTCGGCCCCCGCCTGGGGACAGGCGGTGAAACCGTAGGGCTCCAGGTGCTCCATGTTGTCTTTGATCTCGCCGGCCAACAGCCGCAGCTGCAGGCTTTGCAGTTTGCTGGCCGAGTTGCCCAAGGCCACCGCCCCGCGCGCCAGCATGTTCGCTATGCCGTTTCTCATGGTTTGTAGTCCGCTGGAATGAGGTATTCAAAGTTGTCGGTCTTCTTGCCCTTCTTCGCCTTGCGTTTCTCGTAGGCGTCGTTCGGCTCCGGCAGAAAGGCCTCGGGCGGGGCCACGCTGATCTTGGCCGTGGTGCCCTGCTCGCTCAGCTCGTAGCTGATTTCACTGATCAGCATGTCGCGGTCCAGCCCGATCAACGGATCGACTACGCGCACCAGCATGTTGTGCCGCCACAGCGCGCCGTTGCTTTGCCGCCAGCCCTGGACCACATAGTTGACCGCCAAGGCCTTGCCGACCGCGCTGGCCCGTTCCCACTCGACCCGCTCACGGGCCAGCTTGGCGGTCAGTTGCCCGGATTGCTGAATGACCTTGACCCGCCGGCGCTCGATCCGCGCGTCGGAGATCCGCGCCTCGACCTCGTTGGCCTGCGCGCCATAAATGACGTCAGAGCCGCTGCGCTGGCCCTTGCTGATGTACTCGGAAAACACCCCGGAAAAGTCCAGATTGGTGTCACCCGACAGCAGGTTCTTGCCCAGCTCCAGGGTATCGACCGCACGCCCGGCGCTGCCCGGTTTGGCAATCACCAGGCGGCCCTGGCCATCGTCGGTGCTGAACAGCCGCGACAGAGTCAACAGCCGGTCGATGCTTTCAAACGCCGTCTCGCCCGGCTCGATGGTGTGGTCTTCCACGCCCAGGGTCAGCGCCGCCTCATTGACCACCGCGATCCCGTATTCGCCGGCCAGCGCGGTGATGATCTGTTGCACGTTTTGTCCGCGCCACTGCCCCGGCTGATTGACCGCGGCGCAATCCACCAGATCCGCGGTGCGCGAACGCCCGCTGATGCTCAGGGTGACCGACTCACTGTCGTAGCGAATCGGCGTGCTGAACACATAACCGGTCAACAGCAGCTCCTGGCCAATGCGCACCTCTACCGCCTCGCCCTGGCGAATCCGCACCGGCACCTCACCGCCGCCCGGCCAGCGCCAGGTGATGCCCAGGGTGAAGTCGCGCGCCTGACGTTCCAGGCCGGCACCGATGCTGACGGCTTTCCAGCCGCCGTAGTCGTGCCCGCCCACGCTCAGGGTGACGTTATTCAGCTGATCCATGGTCAGGCCTTCGCTACTTGCAGTTCAGTGGCCGGGACAAAGCCCGGATGCTGCACCCGGTTACGCGCGACAATTTCCCCGCCGCGCAAGGCATCGCCATACAGCGCATGGGCCAGCACCAGGGCTGACATGGTTTCGGCCGGGGCATAGGTGCGCAGGCCCACGCCGCTGCGCGCCACCTCCGTTAAGTGCCGGTCCAAGGCCTGGCGGGCCTCGCTGAGCGCGCCGAAGTGATCCGGCTGACTTTCGCCCGCCACCGACCACATCGCCTCGCTGATCGTGTCACGCACGGCCAGCACGTCCTCGGCGACCGGCACCGCCGTCTCGACCGCGGCACCAGCGGCCACCGTCGCGCCTTGTTCCGCCAGTTGCACGTCCAGGGCCGACGGTGCGCTGACGCCCGGCAGGATCGCCACCGGCACCTCGGCCATGTCCAGCAGCACATCCAGCAGTGCCGCGTCCTGCACCAGGGCAATCACCGCGGCTTGAATCACCGCCACCTCCGCGTCCTCGGTGGCCGGCGCCGAGGCCGATAACGCCGCTGCCTCCGCCGCCTTGGCACTGCTGCCTTG